GGATGGCAACATCAACAATCCTAAAGCACTAGAGGATAAATTAGAAGTAGACCAAGATGGTAATCCTATGTATGTCAAAGTATTAGGCACAGTAGATGGCAAACCAGCAATGGTGGATAGCACAGAGAGATTAGTAACCAAAGGATTAAAGTCTAACTTTATCTCTCAAGTAAAGACTACTGCTGGAACTATTCTTGCTCAGACTGATTGGATGGTAATCCGTAAAGCAGAACGCAATGTAGATATTCCTACTGCTGTTGCTACTTATCGTGCAAGCGTAGTCACCAAGGCTACAGAGTTGGAGACAGCCATCTCTGCGGTTACGACTGTAGAGCAACTGATTGCTTTGGATATGTCTTTTCCATCGGATAGATAATGACAACAATAGATAAAAACGAGGCAGCCTTGTCTGCTCACGAGGCTGTCTGTGCTGAACGCTATACAGGAATCAATGCTAGGTTAAAACGCTTAGAACAGATCCTAATAGGTTCGGCAGCTTTCATTATTGCTATTCTACTTTCTCTTGTTTTGAAATTAAATTAAGCCTATGAATTATGTCCGATCAATTTGGATTTTTAGAGGGTGCAAAGTCATTTAGCGAAAGCGTAAAGACAGGCAAAGAAGCAGGCAAGGCTATCGGATCGTCTATCGAGGATGTCCAAAAAGAAGCAGCCTCGGTAGCACAACAAAAAGCCTTAGAACGCAGAAGGCAGATCAGAGAAGTAGAAGTAGTAAAAGAGCAGTATTTCAAACGAGCCATGATCCAATGGCAAAAACAAGAAGAAATTAGAATAAAAGAAGAACAAGTCAAGAAAGACTTTGTGAAACATCATGGTCAAAAGCGATGGTCAGAAGTAGAAACTATTAAAGCAAAGATTGAAAAACAAGAGAAGGAAATAGAAAATGAATTTAGAAAAGATTTGGCAGAAGTTCGTAGAGTTATGTGGATGTGCTATGCGCTGGCTGCAATCGTTTCCTGGTATCTTACTTGGGGTCATAAAGGGTAAATAATGTTTACACTTATCTCTACAGCTTTGTCCTTCCTAATGGGTGGACTACCTAAACTCTTAGACTTCTTTCAAGACAAGTCCGATAAAGCCCATGAATTAGAACTAGCCAAGATGCAAACGGAGAGAGAACTCCAGATGCTAGAGAGAGGTTATGTTGCACAGGCTAAGATCGAGGAGATTCGTACCGATCAAGTCCAGATGCAGACCCAAGCACAAGAACGCACAGCTATGTACCAACACGATATAGAAATCGGTAAAGGTGCAAGCCAATGGATTATTAACCTACGAGCCTCGGTTCGCCCTGTCGTTACCTACCTATTCGTTTTCCTACTAATCATTGTAGACATTGCCTCTATTTGGTGGGCATGGTCTAGCGGAGTAGCGTTTGCAGAAGCTATCCCTATGGTGTTTGATGCAGATGAGATGCAGATCCTAGCCTCTATTATTGCCTTCTGGTTTGGTACGCAAGCCTTTAGTAAGAAATGATTGACCATAAAGTCATTGAAATGATTAAGCACCACGAGGGGGTCAGAACTACCCCTTATCGGTGTCCAGCTTTACTTTGGACTGTAGGGATCGGGAGAGTTATTGATCCTAACCATATAAGGGTGAAACTTGAAGAACGAAAAAACTTACCAATCCCCGATGGGTGGAACAGAACTTTCTCTATGGCAGAAGTGGACAAACTACTGGCAGAGGATTTGGCGCGGTTTGAAAGCGGAGTACAACGATTATGTCCTAGTGGGCTTACTACTGGTCGGTTTGGCGCACTTGTGTCTTTCGCCTTCAATGTTGGACTCGGTAATCTCCAAAATTCTACCCTTCGGATGAAACACAATCGAGGTGAGTTTGAAGGTGCTGCCGAGGAGTTCTTAAAGTGGAATAAAGCCGGTGGTAAGGAATTAAAAGGACTGACTACTAGACGAAAAGACGAAAGAGCCTTATACCTCTCATAGAATCTTGCCGTACTTAAAAAGTGTGTTCTTATCTACTAAGAAAGCCTTTTTGATCTGACTATCCCCCTCCCCTATAAATTCTACATACTGTAGCTTACTCAGGAAGATGCACTTAAATATGTGCTTGACTGGCATGATTACAAACATCTGCCCATCATAGAAAACCCAGTAATCAGCTTGGGTAGCCATTAACCCTGAGTCTTTCCCATACATCTCTATCTCTACAACGATATTGCCTGTTCTTTGGCTCATTGGGTCAAACTTCACCTCTACAGACTTATCTATTTCTGGTATCCATATATCGTACCCCTTAAAAGCGTTTACAAGGGTTGCACAAGGGTATTTCTTCTGTAGGATAGCTAAGACCCTTTCCTCTACCTCCAAACCCCTCTGTAAGTCTGTTTGGAAAGTCATAAAGCCACCCTGATCGGAAGGGGGGTGGCACTCCTTGAAAGGGTGTGGCATTGCGCCACTAATGCCGATCTCATCGGGGATTACATACAGCTAACTACTGTTCCACAAATAGTGCAGACTTGTAGCTTACCACCGACAATTAGTGTCTGTGTCTGACAAGCATACGCACTACCTAGTAACATATATGTTACCAATCCTATAGCAATCTTTTTCATGGTTTTCCCCTAGAAAGCAAAATCATCGTCTTTGACCTTGGGCATCTCATCATCACCCTTGGGAGTAAAGCCTTTATGTTTCGGATCACCAATACGACCCGATATGAACTTCCCATTCTTGCCTTCTTTAGTCCAGGCATCAAACCAATGCTCTACTCCGTTAATTTTAATCGATCCCTTAAAATCAGGGTGTTTCTCTGTGAGCTTTTTGTCATTCTTAAATAGACTAAAGCTGCCATCTTTCATCTCATAGGTCATTTCTGCCTCGCTTTTAATTGGTTAAATAGGTCTAAGACCTCGCTTAAAAACTGCTTTACTTCTACTTCCATTGAGTCGATATACTCCTGATCCCTTTCGACTCGTACTACTAACAACTGCAAGTCCTCTGGCACTCTAGGGTCGAATGATACAAAGTCGCACCATTTCGCGCCTGTACAAGCCATTTGGCATTGCATCTGTGGGATGTATTTACTTGGAGCTTTATTCTCCAAGACTGTCTCAATATGGTTAGCTGTATTCGGACATTTAATCTCGATTAGCCCTTCCCCTACAATGCCATCAGGAGAGCATCCAAAGCCTTCTATTGTGGGATGGTCTACGAACCCCTCCTCCTTTACAAAAGTGCCTGTATGAGCCTCGTATGCCATCCTAGCGAATGGCTCTTGCTCTGTACCCCATTCCATTGCAGCATTGGTAAACGACTCCCCTACCTTGTTGGTCAATCTCTGAACGACTAACTCCATCTTGTAGTTCTTACGACTTGCCGATTCGCCAGACTTAATCTTGGCTAAGACATCTGCGACCCGACTAGCTGTTACCTTGCCTAATCTAGCAGCAAACCATTCTTCTGTTCTTTGTTCCATACAATCCCTTTCAATGGATTTTTTTATCCGCATGAATCTGCTGTAAGCAGTCATTCAGAAACTTTACCATAATCTCTGAAACTTCTAAAGATAAATCTGACCCCTCAATCTCAATAGAAAAATGAAATGGAGATACCTCGGTAATAGTCATTACTGCCTCAGATACTGGTTCAGACATATTTTGATCGGCTCATAGCCTCTGCTATAAAACACCGATTCTCCCCTTTCATTTTCTTTTGGTACTCATCACTACAATCATCACAGACTGTAACTCTCTCTCCTGATCCCCTTCTGTAATACTGCCATTTCTTGTAATCTAATCTGGAATGAAAGCATACTGGATACCAATCATTCGTCATCGGCTGGAGGTTCTTGGGGGTCTCTGCGAATAAGCTGTGTATCAACTCCATCATTTTCAAACTGCCTCTGATATGCGAGAGACAAGGCATCAATGGCTGCATCCCAACCTGCTGCAAAGAAATGCTCGCAGATCATAGACTGCCCTGTAGGAATATCTACTTCCTTTAGGGTTCTATAGAAAGCCTCCATACAATGCTTGTTTCTCATTTTATTAATTCCTCAATCCAAGAAGTTGCTAATTCCCAAGACACCTTTATTATCGCAAAAGGTAACAAAATGTAAACACCTATCTCTACTAGGACTTTTGCCATTTTTTCCATTGCACCACTCCTGGTAGTTCGGGAATATCTACATCATCCAATGTCTTTAACGACAAGGCACGAAAATCTGTCCATTTCTTTTGATACTTTGCTTGCTCACTTGCAGGTACATAGCCATAGACTTTGCGCCACCGAATTGTAATATCTGTAGAGCTAGGGGTATAAATATAATCACCATCGTCTAAAGCTCTTGCTACTTGCCTTGCTTTTTCAAAAAACTTATTTGCCATATTTTCTCTCCGACTCTCGTTTTAAACAATGTTCGCACTTCCATCTCATTACAGGGCGAACCCGACTGCCTACTGCTACCAGCTTAAAACCAGTTTTTGGTCTATCAGCCTGACAAGAACTACACCACTTTTTTTCCATCCCATTCTTCCTTCATATAACCATATTCCGAAACATCTACTACGGCTGTGAGCTTTAAACATACATCGCATAGGTCTATCCATGATCTGTGGTTCTCCGAACTCTTTAGTGGATGTGTACCCCAAGCCTTACCGCACTCAAAGCACACATTGTCTGGCTGCTCATCAGCTAGTCTCACTCAGTTCTGCCTTCCGCTTTTCTTTGGCATCGTTTACCTTCTTTAGAGCCTCTTTGTCTTTTGCAACTTCTTTGTACGCAGAGGCAAAGTTTGCTTTTAGTTCTACAAGATCGGTAGACTTAACAATCTTTTCTACAAGGCTTGTAGAGTCTATTTCAACATCATCCCATAAATCTTCCCCGACATAAAGAGATAAACCAAGACCATGTAGAGCAATGGCTTTAGCCAGGCATCTCTGCATAGCGGTATTAACAGCAAACGCATCTGGGTTAGGTACTGCCTTATTGCGATAGTCCATGACAGGTAGCTGCGAGGTCATCGATTTACCAAACGCATTGACTGTGCAGAACACCATTACAGTCTCA